TTAAGATAGATGGTTTCGAAGGGCAAGGGATTTTTGTTGATGATGAAAATAAAGTGTATTTATCAGGACTTCTTTATTCTAATGTTGAAGAACTTATTTATGCACCCATATTTTTAAAGATAAATCCGACATCTCCAACGTCAATAGAATGGCAAAAAGTAATAACCAGTGAAGATACATTAAGTCTAGACCGGATCACTAAATTATCTCATATCGGAATGTCAGATGATAGAATTCTGTTCTATGGTACAAGAACTCATAATATTTATCAGGCAGTCGGTCTGCCTATTTTCGCATTTGACAAAGATGGTTCATATGTCAGAACCGGACAAATAGGTCATTCAGCCGGATATGAACAATCTACTGGATTAGACACAAACTCCGAGGACTATGTCTATTTTGGAATGAAGTCTCAAGAGGACACGCCTGGGGTCGGACAAATCAACTCCTTTATTGTTAAACTTCCTAATGACGGAACGAAGACAGGAATCTATCCTGTTGAATACGGGAATATATTCTACGACTCCGAAAAATCTAGTACAACCGATGATGGATCTCTATCTCTTGAGCAAGTAACACCGACTACGTCTGATGGAGCTCTAGTAGAAGTCACTTCTAATATTGTCGATACGACATCGACCTTGCAATACACTAAAACAACTATCTAATCAGATATTCTCGTATAATTCTTCTATAACTTCTTCAATAACTTCAATACTAAGTCGGATCGAGTACAAAGGCCCGACTTTTTTTAATATAAAAAATATAACCCCAATAGATTTATCCTCCTCTGTAGGAAACATTTCTTCATAAATTTCCTTATATTTCTTTTCTCCGCCGACCATTTCATATACAGTACCTGGGTCAAAGATCCACATACAATCGGTCCGGTCTGCAGTTGCTACATACAATGCAAAGGGAGTCCTATGAACCAATACATGCTCAAGGCACTCCAAGGTCTCATTTAGATCCTCTGTGTTAAGAAGAGATTTTTTAAGCGCCTCTCTTTCTTCCTGTGTATTAAAATTCATGGGACCTCCTGAGTCTCTACACCAAGGGCATTGAGGACATCAATACCATCAGTGATGCGATATTTATACTTATAATAGACTTTCTTAATCCCGCTCTGCGCGAGTAGTTTTGAACATTCAGAACAGGGAGAGTGAGTGCAGAATAACTCAGCACCCTCAATAGACTCTGTTGACTTAGCCATCTTAACAAGGACATTCTGCTCAGCATGAAGAACAAATGGAGAAGTAACTCCATTCTCATCCTCGCAACAATTAGTCCTATACCCGCTGGGTGTACCATTCCACCCATGAGCTAAAATCGATCCATTTTTTACAATTATAGCCCCAACTTTTAACCTTTCACATTTAGAAACCTTAGCGAATCTCTCCGCAATATCCATGTAGGCGTCGATAAGCTCAGGTTTCATAAAACTGTTACATCTTATACAATTATATCATATCTTAAAGGACCTGTTGCCAGAAATCCCGAGCTTCTTAATGATATGTTGATTAAACTTTTTAAAAAGGCGTTTATCCTCCTCGCCAATGAAGACTTTGCCGGTAGGTGTTGATGGCTTGGAAACTGATGGTAGAGCCTCTAACTTTTCTAGAGTCTCATCGAGCATCTTATCAATCTCGATAACTTTTTTAATATTTTCCTCAACTTCTTCAATGGTCGGAAGTTTATTCTCTTCTGCTTGAGGATCTTGAAGTTGGTTTTGGTCTTCCATTTTTTGGTTACGTGGTTTGCGTCTATATGCCATTAATATCTCCTTCGTCTACATGAGCTACAACCGCCTGTCATCCCACCAACATTATAACCTGGAGGATAGGATGCACCTGGAATATCTGTTGAGGTGTTTTCTTCTCTAAGGCCCGTTGCCAAGTTTGATTCTTTTGAAGATGGAACATGAGCCCAATTTTGCCATCCCCACATGTCTTCTGGGGCTAGGACATGGGGAGATTGTGCTGAGTTCTTTGCCATGTTAGCCCTGGTTATTTGCTGAGGTCCCGACGAGTTCACTCTATTGGAAGATCGCAAGTAATCCGACTGGGATAATTGCTGACGAACCAAAGAATTTATCTGGGTGTCTGTAGATCTATAATCGGAATTTTGGCGGAGTTTCTGCCAAGCCTCATATGGGTTGTTATTGACTGCCACGTAAATATCCTACCTATCTATATTAAATTTAAACAAAGAGGTTTAAAGAAAGGGACATTATATAAACACCATGGCAGTAAACAAAATGTCACGAGTTACTCAAGATGAGGTAACTGCCCTTGAAGATATTGGATTTGATTTTGGTGAGCCCGAAGTTATCCCCGTGGAGATCGCTCCTGGAAAGTTTCTTTGTCTTCAAGAACCTTCGGCTGATGATCTTATCCAGATCTCGAATATCTCAGAGGATAAAAAAATTTCTGAGGTAGAAGCAACTCTTCAAACTATTTGTATCCTCCATTCCCCAGCGGCGGGGGAAAGAAAACTTTCCCTTAAGGATGCTAAAAGACTCCGTGCGAAACAGTTGAAGATGCTAGGTCAAGCAATCAATCAACTCCTAGGACTAAGTGGAGATGAAGAATGATGATCTTGAGGTAATTCGTAATCACGACTATACAATCACTATAAAAGATAAAAAGGGACGGGAAATAAGATTTAGAGACATAACCGGGGAAGATTTGGAATATCTGGATAGTGTCCTAGATGGAGAAGGAGAGGATTTACAAGAAGGGCAGAAAAGAATCTCCTTTGAAGATATTCAGAAGATAATAGATTACTTGAATCTAGACGGAATTAAATCTGGATCTTTAACTCAAAGAATAATAGTAAAGGTATTTAATTGCGTTAAGGAGCATATTTTATGCAATTATCTTCCAAAATACTCTTGGTTAAAAACTTGCTACGGGATTCAAAATGGATCTTTTGTTAATGTTTTAGATATGGAAAAGGTTCCAATGACAAAATTTATTGCAATGGCTCAAATCCATAAAGAAGCAATCGACTCAATGAAGAATGAATGAATGACAGACTCAGATAAGTTAAAACTTATTCTCATTCTATGCTCCATATGCATTGAACAAGATCAAGTCGAGTTGAAATCGTTTGTAAAAGTTTGTGCTAGATACGTTGATACTAATGACTTCAATAAAATTTTACGCAAGTCAATGAAACTACTTGAGTATAAGAGATGTGGTGCTAGCTCTTGTCCAGATTGGCTGATGAACGAATTGTTCCTTCTCTACAAAAAAGATGTAGTCGTATAAACAAAGTGGAATCCCTTATTTGTTTAAGGATAATAGTGAAAGATATAGTGTCTTCAAATCTCTATGGCCAATCCAATTAGAATCAATGCCGCGACATTGAATAGGCCGGGGGTCTTTGTTGCTCAGGCAACAAGTGGCTCTCTTCCGCAACCCATCGCTACACATGCCGTGGGATATATCTTTGGCACTACTCCCGCCGAAGATTATTATGGAAAAGATGCTATTGATGCATATTCGTATTTAGAGCCTTATAAGCCAACTCAGATAGCATCCGCTGATGATTATCTAGAGAAAATTGGGGCAACTGGCGTCCCTATCGGCAATAAGGGGGCCCTCGCCAGTTACGATAGTGTCAAAGCATTCTTTGATAATGTTGGAGTAAATGGTATTCTCTACTTTACCAGAGTAACTCCTACTCCAGAAACTGTAGTTGATATCGGAAAATCTACTGCTGGCACTGGATATAATGCATTTGCTATTAAAGTAAATGGTAGATATTTCGGTACTCCTATTGGTATCTACGACGCTGATAATACTGAGATCAAAGTTATTACAACAACTGGACTAGATCAGATTGACAATGCTAGAGATGTATATACATATCTCTCTGGCAATGGAGACGGATTTGCTGATTTTTATAAAATCGAGCAAAATGCTATTGAAGCATTAGCCGGTAAATTCAGAATTTTTTCAAAGGACTCCCGTAGAGTACCAGAGATTGAAGAATTTCACGCTTATAAGTTCAGTAATTCTGAATACGCGCAAAAGATTGATCTACTTCAAGAAACTGGAGTCATATCATTTTATACTTCTGTCAAGGAAATTAACTTCCGTTGTGTATCTCGTGACCAGGCAACTAAAGAAGGTATCCTCCATCTTTCTGGAGCTCAATTAAGTTCTTTCTTTGCTGCACAGGATACTTATAATGATATTGCAACCCAGCAATCTGATATTCTTAAGGCTTTCCTTAATGATCAAAAGATTTATACAACTGGAAATATCCCCGACGACAAGTACGTAGCCATCTCAAAAGACCTTAGTACAAATACGACTAAGTGGGCTGATGCTGATGCGGTCTATTGGCAATATGATGCTGGTACCAACGCCTTTACAAAAGTCGTAAGTGGTACTGATGCTATCGTACCAAGTGGAAATCCGGTTACCCGCCAAGGATATCTTCCTGATTCAGTTCAAGTATTCTACCTTAATGTAGCAGGAGAGAATAGAGCCATCATCGTTAATGGTTCAACTCCAGAAGAATTAACAACTGGGCTAGTCAATGAAATCAAAGCAGTTCTTACTGAAAAGGATTTAATTGACTATTATACTGTAGAGGCGGTTTCGACAGAAACAGGAAAACTCTCAGATACTAAGTACATCCCCAACAATGGCCTTGACACAGATAGTGATCTGGTTTCAGCAGTTGGCAATCCTTACATCCGCCCTGAACTTTCTGAAATTTTCCTATCTGGAACTGTAGGAATAAGTGGCGGAGTAGTTACTGGTACTAATACATTATTTAGTACAGAATTAGCAAATGGTGGGACATTTGTTGCTAATGGAGTAACATTTACAATTGCTTCTATCTCGAGTAATACTCAGATGACAGTAACTCCTAACAATGTTACAATTGATCCAGGAGCACAAATTACTACAACTAATAAGTCGTCAGCCAATGGATTCTATTCACATGACTACGTTCTAAGGGTAAAAATCACTTCCAAAAACGGAGTAAGTTCGCCTGTATACCCCGGCATCAATCGCTCTGGAATTTCTGATCCTAACGTAGTAAAACTAATTTCTACTGCTCAGAACGCTGGTTACGATTCTTATAAAGTATCCGCTACTGCAAAAGCCAATGATTTTGTCTATGCAATCGAGCAAGGAGTAGGCTCAGCAACATTAGCCCCGGGATTCTTATTTGCACCAGAAGCATATTCAGTGCTAACCTATGAGGCAGGAACAGGAGACTTTGCAAGTGCTTCCGAAGCTCGCCAAGAGAGGTTAAAGATTACGCAGACTCTGGTTCGCGCTGCTGAGGGCAAAATTGGAACGACTGAAGGAATTACTTCTACACAACATGTCGCTCTGATTGATTGTGGAGCTGACGAAGTTTCACTAGGTGATGTTCAAGATGAACTAGATCTTATCAAAGGCACAGTAGGGGTGCCATTCGGTCACGCCGCATATTACGCTCCTTATGTGAAGAATCTAGACGATCGCTATGTTGCTCCTTCAGGATATGTAGCTGGTATTGCCTGCTCCAGATACATTAATGAAGGTTTCCAACAACCTCCTGCTGGAGCACGTTATCCACTACGTGGCGCCGTTGGACTTAAGTTCGATATCTCTGCCCAACAACAAGAAGTTACTTATGCCCTTGGTTTGAACCCAATTCGTTCACTTCCTAATCGCGGCATTGTAACATGGGGAGCAAGAACCCTCTCTACAAATCCTCTGTTTAAGTTTATTAACACCCGCGTAATTCTTAACGTCTTAGTTGATGTTCTTGGACGTAGTTTTGATGATATCTTGTTCGAGCAGATTGATTCAGCTGGTACCGTATATGCAAGAGTTAAGTCTATTGCCTCTCAGGTGTGTGGACAATTCTTCCGTCAAGGAGCATTATTTGGTTCAAGACCAGAACAGGCCTATTTAGTAGTCTGTTCATCTGCCAATAATGATAATACATCTCTTGAACAGGGCACAGTAAGACTAGACGTTTACGTGGCCACAAGCCCAACTTTAGAACGTTTACTTGTTACTGTCGTTAGAACACCTGCTGGACAAGTGGTTCAGTTGAGTGATTCATTCTCCAGAAATGAAGAGAGATTTAGTAATCTTCTCAATACAACAAACGTATTCTGATAAATGAAAGAACACGTACTCAATTCCAACGAGCCTCTCTCATCTCAGAGACCCAAAAAGGTTGTTTTTATCGAGATGTTTAGAGCCGGTCCTCAGATCTCCTCTACTGGTCAGAAAATGATCTTTACAGAGGATGATCTAGAGCAGGTTGTTAATACATACAATCCTGATAAGCACGAGGCTCCGCTAATCATTGGTCATGACCAAGACGACGGAACTCCCGCTCTTGGTTGGGTACGTAAAGTCTGGAGAAAAGGCAAAGAACTTTGGGGTAAGGTCGAACTTACCCCTAAGGCCGAAAACTTAATACGAGATGGAGTTTTTAAAAAGGTGAGTAGTTCATTCTACTTGCCAGATGCAGAAACAAATCCCACACCAGGGAACTTAGCCCTTCGGCACCTCGGATTGGTTTCAATCCCTGCGGTTAAAGGGCTAACCGCTTTTTCTGAACTCTCTGATTCAGAGACTATCACATTCACCCCCTCCGAAGGGGAGTCTTCTATTTCGTTTAAAGAACACTTAGGAAAAAATCAAACTATGGCTAGGAAAAAAACCAAAACAGAAACTCCTGCTTCGGTGATCGAACACTCCGAAGGGGGAATGACTGTTAATATCAACATTGGTGGTGGCAAGTCCGGCGCCAATGTATATGACGATAGCGGAAATAAAGTTTCAGAAACCGGTGCTCCTGCCGATTATGAAATGGATTATGGCATGGATGCAGATATGCCTCCTTCCGATCCCACAATGAGCATGGCAGATGACGCCGATCCCACCGCAGATGGTGGTGATGGCGGAGATATGCCTCCTGCTGATCCTACCGAAGACGGTGGTGATGACATGGGTGGTGATGATATGCTTACTGATGACACCGATTCAGACGATATGGGCGGTGAAGATGGTGGTGAAGGCGAAGATATGCCTCCTGCCGAGCCTTCTGAAGAAGGTGGAGATGAGGGTCCTGAAATGGAAACAGATGATGTGTCTGGAGACATGGAGGACGATGATCAAAAGATCGCTCAACTCGCCTCGGAATATGAAATTGATGAGTTAATCAAGGCTCTAGCTCTAAAAACCGATGCAGCTTCCATGATGGAAGGTGAGGATGGTATGTCCTATGGCGAAATGCCCGAAGGACTTAAAAAAGCCATCGAAGCTAAGAAAGGTGAGAAAGAAGAGGGAGATGAGGAAGAGGAAGAGAAAACCGAAGATATGGGCGAAACAGTGAAAGAAGGAGAAAAGCCCTCTGAAGCTGAACATCCCACCTCCGAGGAAGTAAAGGGCGCTGAAGAACCCAAGGGAGAGCAAACCTACGCCGAAGAGGAAGCCGAGGAAGAAACCGAAGTTTCTGATAATGGTGAGGGATGCAAAGACTACGAAGAGGATGAGGATGAGGATGAAGAGAAAAAGAAAATGAGCGATATGGCCGAAGAGACCACTGAAGAGGCTACAGGAACTCTGGATCATAGCGAACGCGCTATGGGAGTTCAGAGCGATTTACAAGCTCGGGTAGCCGAATTGGAGGAAGAACTAGCCAGACAGAAGAAGTTGATGAGAGAGAAAGAAATCTCTGAATTCTGTGAAACTCTCTATGAGGGCGGTAAGCTTACTCAGCAAATCGTTCCTAAGACCGATCTCGTACGGTTTATGGAGACTCTTAATAATAAGAACTCCGTGAACTTCTCCGAGTCAGGTAAAACTTCCCAATTTGATTTCTTCAAGAATGTCCTTGAGAATCTACCCTCAATGGTTAGTTTTGAAGAATACGCAACCCAGGCTTCAGCTCCAGCAGCTAAGAAGTCAATCACGCCATCAGCCGATGGGTACATCTACGACCCTTCTACAGCAGACCTCCATGCTCAGGCATTGGAATATGCTGAGAGCAAGGGAGTGGATTACACTATCGCCCTGAAGGCAATTATCTCAGATAACTCATAAGGAGTAAACTAAAAATGGCAACTGACCCACGTTACATGTCTTTTGACCACCAGTACGTTGAAACTGTGCAGACAACAGCCGCTGTTGAAGCTCACAGATTCGTAACTCGTGGTGGTGCTTATCCTTCCGCCGGTGCTTATGCCGCTGGTGTTAGTGTTTATGCAGCCCCTGGCCAAGGTGAACTCACCGCTAAGGGCTACCAGGTTGATGATGGTTCGACTCTCGTTTACGAAGGTCAACTCAATCCTTCCACAACCCCATTCAAGACCAGTGTATTCCCATACCAAGGTCTTCTTTCGATTGTTACCTCCGGT